CCTGCAATAGCTGCTTTAGATAAACCAGACATACCTGCAGCAAATTTAGCATTTGATTTCTCATTTTTATCAGTTTGTTTTTGTAAATCTTTTAATTCATCAGATACATTATCTAATGCTTTTGCTACTTTATTAGCACCAACAACTTTGATAAACATCTCAAGTGTTGTTCTTGCCATTTAGTTATCTCCTCAATTTAGCTTTAGCATTAGCCTCTGTTCTAGCTTTTTGCTCTTTTTTGTTTCTATCTATGTAGTATAACTTCCAAGACTCAAATTCTTGCATACTCATAGACTTTCTTAGAGCATCAACTGTCATGCCTAAATCTAAAGCTAGTCTAAATTCAAAAGCCAACTCTGTATTATTCTGGAAACTCAGAGGCTATTGAAGCCTGATCCTCCTTAGTCCAAGCCATACACCTATAGATGCCTATAAGCACTTTATCTACTATTGATGGTGTAGCTTTACTGTAAAACTCCTCAACTTGATCTAAATCATCAAATTGTGGCTCTTTTAATCCTTTAAGAAGTAAATGTTTCTCAAAAAGAACTTCATCTCTAACTCCATCTTTTTCAGATAGTTCATTGATTTCTACTGCATCAGCTTTAGTTAAACCTGTAACTAATACTGTTGCATCCCATTCAGGTATCTCAATTTCTTTTTCTGGTAAAGATGGAGCATTAGATATATCATCTAAGCTAAGTCTTTTCATTAATGCCTCCTGTTTTAACTACTTATATTCTAAGCAGTTGTTTCAGTTACATCTCCAGAAACTTGAAAAGCTGCTGTGAAGCTAACAGCTCCACCTACATCAGGAGTTCTATCATAAGAAGTCATGATACATTCTCCTAAAGCCTTAGGATTTCCTCCTGTAGTTCCAATTGGATAGAACTCAAAAGATCCCTCAACACCAAGTATTCCAGATAAGTAACCATCAACAGTTGCATCAAAAGAGCCTGAGATTGTGATTGTTGCATCCTTAAGTCCTGCTACATAAGCTTTAGAACTATTAGAGAATGCTGAAACCTCTGCTACATCTGCAGTTCTTGAAACAGCAACATCTGTTAAAACATCAGAAATATCTCTTAATGTTCCTCCAGAGTCATCTATTTTAAAAGCTGCATTCTTTCCATGTGTAAATGTTGGCATTTATCTTTCTCCTATTTTCCTTAATTTATCCCTGTGCAAAACCTACAGCAGCAGTTATAGAGCCTGTTCCTCCAAAAGTTAGAACTGCTCTTGCATACTGATTAGGATTAGTTGCACTTGTTAAAAGCTCAGAAGTAGTTCCTGTTGCTTGAGTAAAAGTTATATAATCACTCCAAACAGCTTCATCTGTGCTTGTTTGTATTTTAACATCTAATGTTGGGCTTCCAGAACTTACTGTACAATGTAGAACTCCTGCACCACCATTAGTTCCTGCAGCTCCAAAATCAACTGATGCTTCATTAGAGCTACCTGTTACAGAAGTAGGAGCTAATAAGCTCTTACCATTATAAGCATCTCCATCAAATTGGAATGCTACTGCTACTGCAACAACTGATCCTACATCTGCACTTCTATCATAAGAAGTTGCTATTGTGTTTCCAAAAGATACAGCATTCCCTCTGGTATATCCTATAGGTGCAATTGAGAATGCTGCACCAGATCCTCCTAGCTGAGATAAAAACTCAGCATCTGCATCAGGATCTGTACTCTCAAAGTAACCTGAAAGAGTAACTGTGCCATCTTTAAGTCCTGCAATATAAGTCTTTGATGAGGATGAGAATGTTGATGTTTCAGCTACATCTGCTGTTAATGATAAAGCTGCATCTGTAAGAGTAGTTGAAAGATTAGTGTTATCTAATAAAACTACTGCATTTTTTCCATGATTAAAAGTTGGCATTATTCTTCTTCCTCTTTCATCATTTTACTATCAAACTTTTCTGCTGCATTATTCTTAATCAATGCTTTAGCTATTTTATCTGGTAAATCAAGAACTTCTCCTGCCTCTACCCTTTTATCTTTTTTATCTAGTGAAAAATCACTACCTACTAAAATTTTTACTTTCATTATGCTATTACCTCTATATTGAATGTTACACCAAGAAAGCTAGTTCCCTGTGTTACTTCATATTCTCCATAATCTGTTGCACTTATTACTCTAACAGACATAGCTGCACCTCCCAAAGTAGGATCACTTTCTATTGCTGCTTTAACAGAAGTTGCTCCTGTTGAAGCCAAGTAAGCATCTACTCCATCTTGTGCTGTTTGTGCATCTATTCTTGAAATATATACTACTATAGGAATCTCATAAGTATCAGCACCTCTAGCCATTGTTGAATCATAATTTAAACTATTTAAAGGAGCTACTAGAGCAATAGGTGGATCTATAAAATCTGGCACATACTCATAAGCAGTTAAACCTGAAATTGTTTCTAAATTAGTTTTAAGCCCATCTCTAATTGATGTAAGTAAAGCCATTATTTAACACTCCTAGCTATATCTCTTGCAATTAATTCTAACATCTCTTGCCCTCTGTCCTTAATCTCTTTCTGTTTCTCATAGACAACACCACCAATGAATGGCTTCATTTTTAAACCTCTTTTAGATATTGCTCTAGCAACTAAGAATGGATTTAGTTTAGGTTGTCCTCTCCTAGCCCACTTAGCAAGACTACTACCCTCTTTGTATGGTGGAAAGAATGGTCTAGTTCTCCTAATTGGGCTAAATCCTCTAAATATTGGCTTACCATGAATGAATGGAGCATATTGTCTATCTGTAGCTAATTTAAAGCCCTCAGACATCCTTAGCCTGTTTGTATTGCCTAACTTAGCTGTAAATACACTTCTCCTAGTTGCACCTGTGTTCTTATTGCCTCTACCTGCTTGAGATCTAGGAGATGGCTTATTTTCTAAAGCATTTAAAGAATCTTGTTTTAATTCTTTTGCTAGTTCATTGAAATAATCTGTACTTCTTTTATTCCAGATTGTTTGTGAATTAATAGACCTAGATAAGTCTAAAGCTCCATTTAGTGTTAGTTTCATACACCATACTGTCTTTGATTATTTATTGCAGTAAGTCCTGTGTATGGTCTGCCTGAAGCAAGAGTTGTTGTTGATTTCTTATAGTGTTTAAGCATTGTTTTAACATCTGGATCTAATTCACTTAAAAATATTACAGGAGCTTGTCCTGTTTCAGGATTACCAGAAAATCCCATTGGGCTATTCTTTCTCTGCCAAAATCTAGCTGCTTGAATTAAACATGCCTGTGTTACAGCAGGAGGTTGATGATTGTTGCCACTTTGAATAGGAAAACCAAAATATCCTGTTACAGCTAATCCTCTCCTATGATTTGTTGGTAAAACTTTACCACCATTCTCTATAGCCATATAAATTTTATCAAAAGGCATTCTAGGTTGTAACTTATCTGCATTATAAGGAGCTAAATAATAATCAGTATCTCTAACTAAAGTCTGATCATCAGTTCCATCTGCATTAAGTGTTTTAACAACTAATCCTGTAGTTGTTGATATATCATCTACTTCTATAAAGTCTTGAAATTCACAATCATAATATCTTGTTTGCAAAACATCTACACCAGAGTCTTTTTCTACATAAAAAACCCTGCCACAAAACTCATCAATTAAGTTTGTAGCAGCTTCTAGTGCATAAGTTAAGTTAGTATCTTGTGTTGATCCACTAATACCTAACCATCCCTTAAGTTCATCAACAGATACATAAGTGTGAATTGCAACAGGCATAAGTTAATTACTTATCCTCTGATGGCTTTACAGCTTTATTTTCTACTTTTTTCTTTGTAGCTTTCTTTTCAAACTTAACATCTGGAATAACATCTCCCATACCTTCTACTAGTACACTAGCAACAAAAGGGGATTTCTTTCCTTGTGCAAATTTTTTAGTTCTGTTGCACTTCCAGACTTGTTCCTCTAATTTTTCTACTCTTTTCAATTTCTCTCCTGAATGAACAGCAGAGCCTACAACACTTGTAGTCATTACAAATCTTTGGCTCTGCATATTCATAATTATATTTATTCTATATCTTGTACTTTTGTAAAACCTTGAGGCTTATAAATAGCACTAGCATATCTTAATG